AAGAAAATTAGAAAATTCACTCCTGACATCGAAGCAGGGGCACGCCTTAATATATTCTTTTGGCTCTACCTCTCCGCTGCCGTCCAGATCCGGAGAAGTATCACGGTGTCCGAGCACTTCAATTATAGGATATTCCTTACAAAGCTTCGCGACCAATTCGCGTAGTGCTGTCCTTTGAACCGGAGTACGTGTATCTGTAGGCTTTCCAGATGCGTCCAGGCCTCCGATATAACAGATGCCAACACTATGCTTATTATACGAAGACTCTGAAAATCCTTTGGTATTACAATGCGCTCCATCAATGCTTAACGGTCGCCCATTCTCAACCATTCCGTCAAGGTCAACAATGAAGTTATAACCGATCTGATTGAATCCCCGAGCCCGGTGCATCCGGTCAATATCTTTGGCTCGTAGATCCTGTCCGGCACGCGTGGCCGAACAATGGATGATAATTGCATCAATTTCCTTCATTTCTTCTCCTCCTTATTCTTTGTTATTGGGCCAATCTTTACCAAATTGACACGGAAAATGATAGCTATCAAAATGGCTGTTCCTAACCAATGCCAAGAATCTTGAAAAATAAACTCCAAAACTTCAATCATTTTGCACCTCCTTTTTGTAAGTAGTTCGTTAGATAAGGGATATTCTTTATAAACTCGACACTTAATACATAGTGCAAGAAAGCTACTACCTTATGGCCATTGCT